CACCAACGTAGTGTTGTCTAGGAACAGGAACCAAATCCACATCCTTAAACACAGCGCTACCAAAATAACGTTCCAGCTCTACTTGCTCATCTGGCAAAACACCAAACGCGTAATAATAACTAACTCTCGACGAAGGAGTGATGACAGCAGTACCCAATTCATTGATCTTGGTGTACATAGAAGTGCCACGATAAACGTAGTCTTTAAACTTCTCATCACTCTTAATGCCAGCGCGAAGATATGCTAAATAAAAGCTTTCTTGCACTGGCGACCCACTAGCAAGGGAAGATCCGGCTTCACCAACAGCATGCAACCATTTACGGTACACTTTGTTGTTCTGAATCGGGACCATACACATAGTATCCTTGGTAAGAACAGTGGCATGGTTGCGTATCATACGCCAACCACTACTCAACTGAACGGGTCGAGTCTGGCAAAATTCAACCTGCTCGAACTCATAGACAGGTGTTTCCACAGTCATGGCATAACCACAACTGCGAAACCACGTGTCAAACTCAAACATGAACTTGTCCAACTCACTTCGCTCCATAAACACAACACAATCATCGCCATTATTGGCCAACTCAATTTCAACACCACGTATCTTTGCATAGACCCAGACCATCGCACACATGATTAAGCAATTGCCTAAAGATGTGTTCAAATCACCGGAACTACGTGTTCCACGCATCGTGAAATCCACTGAACCATCAACTGATTTAGCGGTTCCACGATTGCGTAGTTGCCATTTAAGCAACCTTACAAGCTCCCCCGAACCAGGAAAGAGTTGCAAGTAAAAAGAATGTTCGTAGCACAACGCTTCCAATGACGTGTGCATGTCGAATTTAGTTGCATCAAGACCCAAGCCAACTGGACATTTAAATCTGTCCCATTTAGCCCGGAGTATTGTGGCGGAAACATCACTGTTAACGCCTTTGATGACGGTTGCTGGAGTTCGGGCACCAAACACACTATTAATCGCTTTAAAATAATGTTTCTCAGCATGTTTTAAATAGGTGCCCAAAACGAGGTTGTATCGCGCCGACCGGGGATTAATCACCCTAGGTGCTTTGCTAACATCCTGCTTCTCGAATTTGACAAAGGATTTCAGAAAGGAATCACGTTCCACCAACGGATCCCTCTGTAGAGATAGAAGTG